TGTTTACAGGTTCTAAATCTTCGGGCAACCTCTCACTAACAGGAATCCACCACCCCACAAACAATCCTCTTTCCTTTGCCGTTCTTCCAAAACTCTCTGCCATCTTTTTAAAATCCATTTTTAGTTCAGCCATTTTCCACCTCCATCTTTGCACCGCAATTCGGACACCAATCTGTATTTCCTAAATTATCCTTACCACATCTGTCACATCTATACCAATACTTTGCGTGTTCGGAATACTTATCAATGCTGATGCGTTTCCAATGCCCTGTCTTTGGCTCTTGCTCTCTGTATTCTTTTAACTCTTTAAGCCATTCTGCAAGCTGTCTGTGTTCCTCAGCGCATTCTTTGCACTGTATGCTTTCAAGATAATTTTTTTCAAACCATTCATTCTGTTCCGCTACTTCCTCTGCGTGTTTGATTGCTTCATCAAGTGTCATTCCTTATCGCTCCTTTCCTGTGGCTCAACCTCGATTAAAGGGCAAGTTGATTCTCTCCATGTAATACAGTTTTTATAGACTTCTTCTTGTGTCAGTCCTTCCTCACCGCCATACGGATTATTAGGGTCATCATAGTTGATGTGATGTAATCGCTCCCCTGCTGATTTGTATGGATGCGATTGTGCAAGACAATAAGTTGTGCTATCTCCATTCCAATGAAAGGCACAAGATAAACAACCTTCGCTATCTTTGCTCATTGTCATTCCTTTTATTGCTATCATTCCTCGCTCCTTTCCTGTGGCTCATACGGTTTCGGTAATGGCATCCATGCAATGACTTCGGGTTCATTGAAATAGGACCATCCCCAAATAGTCCACTCGCAAGGCTTTGTTTCTATGCCCCAAAAGTTGCCGCTTCCATCATCGCCCTCAACGTGTTTCAATTTACCAAGATAAATCTGGGGTTCACGTTCGGGGTGTGATTTATCTTTTACCCACAACAAAACATCGTAACTGTCAATATTGTTTAAGTTATTTGTTTCGGGCAACCTCTCACTTACAGGAATCCAACCGCCGTTTGGTAATTCTCCATTTCCGTATGTCATTCCTCACCGCTCCCTTCCTGTGGCTCATACGGCTCCGGTAAAGGCATCCATGCTATTATCTCAACCGCATCATCAACCTTGTCTATCTCATTACTTCCGTACTCGCCTAAATAATCTGCACAAGTAGTTGAATACCAATACCATTGACCTCTGTAATATATCCCTGTCGCAACAAAGTTTCTGTCCTTAATATCGTGATAGTATGGTTCGGGTTCGTGATTAACCCATGTGATGTTTACAGGTTCTAAATCTTCGGGCAACCTCTCACTAACAGGAATCCATTTACTCATGCTTTTCACCTTCTTCCTTGTCTAAATTCTTGTTTAACTCGTAATTTTCTGTTGAACGATTAAACAACATCCGGCAACCACAGTTCGGGCAAAACTTTGATGTTACAAATACTTTCCCAATAGGTTCTGCATTCTCATTAAAATCAAGATGGCTATTCTCACTACCACACTTTGAACAGACTATGCTTTCGGGAAAATCCTTATCACCGCTTTGTATCTTTATCCACTTCCCCGACTTCTGCGTGATGGAAGATAACTGGCATATTATTCTTGAATATTCCTCAAAATCCTCTACACTATCTGCATAACCACTTGCGACATAATCAGCCATTTTTTCAAGTGCCATATCACGACTTATCGCATCATCGCAACGCATATCCAATGCATTTCCCGCTTCAACTTCGCTTGCTTTCAATAATTCCGCCACGTCATCAATTCCAAAAAGGATTGACACGTTTCCTGCCTTGACCGTCATCATGTTTTCTGCGGTTCGCGTGATTTCAACTTCCGCAGGATAAAAAAACGTCCTTTCGTCGTCCTTCTTACATAACATTCCAATGACCTTTTTTGTTTCGTTCATTTCCTTACCCCTTCCCAATCCAGACGTTGCCCGCAGGCGGGACAATAATTCATCCAACGATAAACCGTCGCCCCGCACGACAACCAATAACAATTGAAGTAATATCCGCCGCCTAATTCGTACATAATCGGCGGTTTCGCGTCCTGTTTTTGCAATGCATCAATGATTCGTTCTTCAATTCTTCGGTTCATTGACGCCGCCCTTCTTCATTTCTTTGTATATTTCCTTCGTTGTCTGGGTTTGTAACATGTATGACGTGTCCTTGCCGTAACCTTTCGCGTTATCGTCAACAATCCGCCGAAAATCTGCGTTCGCATCGTAAAACGCCTTGATGTCCTTTATTCCGTCCATGTAAACCCCCTATTCCGAAATTACAACATGTAATTCCTGTGCATATTTTCGAATATGGTCAATTTTGACCGCCTTTCGTGCGTTCTGTTCTGATTCAAACAACCTTTCTTCACGCTTCCGATCTTCAACGGCACGTTGCCGCGCTTCGTCCAGAATACGCGAACACCTGCGCAATTCCTTTTTCATAATTTACCCCCTTTCAAATTTGCCGTCGGAACAAGAATCGGCACAATCTGCCCAACCTGTATTCCTTTTTCGATCATTTGATTTCTGCCCGATTTTGCATGATTCAGCGAATCAAAAATCAATAATGTTTTCCATAATTCGATCGGATGTACACCAATAAATCCGTCAAGATTGCGTATAAATTCGAATGCCTGTTTCATTGCCTTTTTCTTGCCAAATATCGGGTAAATTCTTCCTGCCCCGATCGCAAACACGATTGATTCGCCTTCCCTTCGTTTCTTTTCGCAATCCTTTATCATTTTTTCCATATCCATTGTTTTTGCCCCTTTCTTAATCGCATGAATCCGACATGTTAAACGGGATGATGTATTTTCCGTCCTTTTCTTTCGGTTGATACGCCGACGCGCCATACCCTGCCGTTTCCGCTACCGAAAAGAAGTCATAAACCGACTTTTCCCCGTTCTTGATTGCGTCATAATCCGCCTTCGTGATTTCGCGTTCATAATATCCGTACATTCAAACACCCCCCTTCCTTTAACATTGCGTGATTCCCTGTTCCAAATAACAAGATTCTTTCATCACGTTTTCGCATTTTTTGCGGAAATTGTCGGTTCTTTTTTCTAGAACAACCCCGTTTCCGATGTCGATCGCGACTTGTTGCGCCCTTTCTGCGGTCGAATATAATCCGTAAAACCATAATGTCGCGTCAAGATCGCTTCGCCTTGCAACGATGAACCCGTCTTTTTCGTGTACATAGTCCGACAAATTGCGGATTTCTGCGTTTACCTTGATCATGTCTGCCATTTTGCCACCCCTTCCCGATGTATATTGATTTCCTTCGCGAATGCTTCTTCGCACCAACGTTTCGTCGTGTCGCGCAATTTCTTTCCTTTCACGTATTTGTCGCAATATCCCGCAGGAACAACCCGTTTTCCTTTTTCAAATACCCGACTTCGTCCCGTCAATTCGTTGTAATTGCATTGAATTTGATCATCCTTCACGACCGCCGTTCGGTATATGCATTCAGAACAAAGATCGCGCGTTATTTCTTGCATTTGCCCCATGTTTACCCCTTTCGTTTGATTAGTACGTGCATATAGACCCTTGTTAATTCAACAAAAAACGTGTGTTTGTCTTCGTCTTCTGCTTTGTATGCTTTCCCGATTTCACTAGCGGTATTGACAAATTCGTCCGCGCTTCCGTCTTCTGGGAAACATTTTTTGAACATTTTCCAAACTTGATTTGAAATTGTCCTGTAATCGTCAATCGTCATGTAATCCCCTTTCATAAAAGTGTGACATGTGTGACACAGGTGTGACACCGATTCTGCCCGTGGTTGACACGTTTATTGACATTTGTCACACGTCACACCTTTTTGTGTGACACCCTATAGGAAAAAAATTTTTTTAAAAAGATTGTTAAATTTTTAACACATATTTTCATTTTTTTTATTTTTTTACACGGGGGTCATTGTTTTAGGTGTGACAGGTGTGACACCTTGCCAAAAACCCCGTGTTTTCAACGTTTGTTGCCATTTTCGAAGGTGTGACACCCTGCCGAAAAAGGTGTGACACCTAATCATCGAACGGCGTTTTTTCCGTAATTTGCGCGAATTCGTCTTCGTCGCCGTGTGTGACATCGATCACGACGCAACGTGTCCGCATACCGCAGATTCGTTTCAAAACCGTGTTTTTGCCTTCCTTGTCGGTCTGAATCAACCCGTTTTTCTTCGCCCATGATAGAAACGCCCGTGTATTGAATCCCGCATCCTTCATAATTCGGTCAAATTGTTTGCCGATGATCGCGACGTATTGATCGCCTTCAACGAAGGAACCCCATTGTTCAACGTTTTTGTCGGGGTCATTATTGAATCGGAAAACGTTCCCCGCGATCGTGTCCTTAATGTACGTGTACGCCCGTTCGTGTTCGGAAACTTCGCCGCGATTCTTTAAAAGGTCGCAACATTCCGCCAAATCCAGACGAACACCGTCTTGAAACAAGTATTTTTCCGCGATTTCGTCTGCCGTCATAATGATTGACATCGGCAAAATCTGTTTTTCTTCCTTTTCGACTTCCTGTTTTGCCGCATATTCCTTGATTTTCACGACATACCCGCGTTGCATTTCCCGTATTGCGTCAAAACCTAATAATTGCACTTGTTCGACGAATTCCCGACCGCACCAACCGTAATTGTTGCGAACAAGGTCTGCGATTTCGTTTCCGTTGTCGAATATGTACCCGTCGCCGATTTCAACATCGATGATTCGGTTGATCGCGCCGCCCTGCATCGTTTCTGTGACAAGGGAATGTTCCGCATTCGTCAAAATGCAATTGTGCCATGACGTCATTTTGTTCAATCCCAGATTGACGTTTGATCGATCGCGCCCTTTTCCTGCGCACCAACGGTACACCAACGCGGAAAAATCTTCGTCGTACTGATTTTTTATCTGCGCCATATCGTCAAGGGTCATCGGAAGGGAATTCAAGACGTTCAAACGGATTTCCATTGCCGTTGTGGTCGCCTTTGCGTCCGTCATGTATGCGCCTTCGTTCGGGTCCGCCCAGATCGACGTCGCGATCATCAACGCGACCGTTTTTCCTTTTCCTGTTTCCCCCCACAAATCGACGATGAACGGTAATGCCCCGACGGGTTCCACCAAAACCGACGCCAACGATGCCGCGATATAAAGCAGGATTTCAATCTTGCCCGTCTTCCGAACTTCGCGGATGCATTCATACCACTTTTGCCGACTTCCGACTTGTTTGATACTATTGAATAACGTTCCTAGATTCTGTTCGTTATCGAATACGACGTCGTCTTCGTATGGCAGGAATGTTTCATTTATCCAACCCAGACGCGACGTTGATAATTGTTCTTTTACGTCGTCTTCGTTCATTGCTTCAACTTCTGCCAAATATTGCACCAACAACCCCGCGTTTTCGCTTGTGACCTGTATTCCGTGGTCTGCCAATGCAACGATTGAACTTTTACTTGCGACCGTCCGACGATCAACAAAGCAGGATTTCCATTTGCCCCGAACTTTGAACCGCAATTCCACTTTGCATGTGTTCGTTTCTGCGTTTATAAGGATTCGCGCGGGATAAATCGGATGAAAACAGGCAACCGTTTTGCCCTTTTCGCCCAACATCCACACGCCGTCGTTGTTCGCAATCCATTTCCCGCAACGCAACGTCGGTTCGCCGTCAAATTCCGTGACGTATGACGGGCGATCGGCAACGGTCAATTCGGTTTTCTTCATTTCCGCTTTATACGAACGATACAAACGGAAAAATTCCGACTTTTTCCGCAATTCCGATGCCCGCTTTTCCGCTTCCTGCCTTTTTTGCTCATGGACGAACGCGTCATCAATACTGAATAATTCGACGAACAATTCTTCACTTATGATTTGTTCTTCGTCTAATTCGTTGACACATTCTAATAACATTTGCCTTTTTTACCCCTTCTTCTTCATTTATGTATAATTCTTCGAATATGTATTCCAGATGCGGCAACCACCTTTGCCCGAAGACCCATTCGTCGGGGAATACGGGTTCGCCGTCCTTCATATATGGTTCGTTGTTCGTGATCATGTCCAAACAATCGAACGTTGCGTCTTCAACCAACCTGCGCAATTGCTTTTCGGCGTTTTCTTGCCGTTGCCGTTCCGCTTTCTGCCGTCCGAATTTGATATTTCGCGTCGTTCTGGTCGCCTTCCCGATGTTCTTGTCATATGTTCCGCCTAATATGCCGAACGCGGTCTTGAAATCGACGTTTTCCATTGCTTCGACAAAATCGAAAATGTCGCCGTGTGCGCCGCAGGCAAAACATTTGAATCCGTCGGGATAAACCTTCATAGACGGATGACGTTCGCGATGAATTGGACAACAACACATTCCGTTCCGTCCGATCTTGACGCCATACCTTCCCAGAACATCCCGAATTGATACTTGTTCTTTTAATTCTTCCGACGTCATATGGTTTGCCCCTTGTAGTCGGTAATTTTGAAATATAATTCCTTGCGGACGAACCGAACGTTGTTGATTGCCTTACGAAGCGAAACCGCCGTCGTTGTCGTGGTCTGCCCTGTCCGAACATTTGTTATCTTGTAAACCTGCTTCATCATTTCCATGTTTTGTATACCCCAATATTTCAAGAATCTTTTCTGCCGTTTCATTGCGTTTACAGAAAACCCATTCGACATCGTATGAAACCGTCAAATTGAACATTTTTTCCGCCAACCATTGCCCCGTGAATCTGCCGTATTCGGATTTCCAACCTTTAAGGTCGCGGACGTTCTGGACGGATGTCCCTTCAATCAAGACGACGAACCGCATATGTCGGTCATGCGCCCGTTTGCATTCCTTCACGAACCGAACGATGTTCCCATTGCCTTTCGACAAATTGCCGCATATTTCCTGCAAATTCGCTTTGCGATCAACAACAACGGACGGGTTTTCGGTGTTCAAATAATCGCCTTCGTCCAACTTATGCGGGAAATCATACGGGATGCCGTTTCGGTCGAAATAATCCCGTATGTGTTCCCACTTCTTTTCCCGTGAATCGACGATGATCATTCGTTGAATGGTAATTCTTCGTCGGCGTTCGGGTCAACTTTCATGAATTCTTCGTCGCCCGCAGGTGTTGCCGTTGTCGTTGCGCCGTCTGCCTTCGGTCCGCAAAAATGAATCCGTTCGACGTTCATGACGGTTCGGGATTGCTTCTGCCCGTCCTTTTCCCATTCTTCCGTTGATAACTTTCCTTCGATAACGCATTCCTGCCCTTTCTTGAAATACTTCGCGACATGTTGTGCCTGTTCCCGCCACGTTTTGCAACGCAGAAAACACTTTGTTTCGCGGTCCTTGTACTTTTCCGACCATGCGATCGTAAATTCGCACATATCAAACCCGCCTTTTTCTTCGATTTCGGGGTCGCGGGTAAAACGCCCCTGCAATATTGTTTTATTGATCATCCTTCTTGTTCCTTTCATTAAAGAATTCATAAATTTTGTTTGCTACGTCTTTCGCCATTTCGTTTGATTGAATGCACCGATTTAGGTGTCGGGGCGAATAATCAAGGTATTTAGCAAGGTCAACTTGCGTTTTTCCAACTTCTGCCAATCGGGATTTTATGTATTTTCCGTCAATCGCAATCGCCTTCTTTTTGTTTGCCATTTTCTGCCGCCCTTTCTTCGTCTTCAAATACGATCAATTCCCTTGCGGAAATGTTTAACGCTTCGGCGATTTTGTATGCGGTATCAATATCACAAGAACCCCCGTTCTTGACTTTAGATATTGTCAATTCAGACAAACCCGTCCTTTCTGCCAATTGTTTTCCGTTCAAACGGGCGTCAACCATACCTAAAACCAACGTTTTATGGTTAATCTTTATTTTCATTTGTTTTCCCTTCCCTTGCTTTATTCTTCATACACTTACCGCACATAATTTCGCCGTAATGATTCTTCGAAATTGCTTTGATTTCTTCGACCGTCTTTCCCGCATACGGCGCGATCACTTCGCCGCAGATCGGACATTTTTCTTCCGAATATTCCTTAATTCGGATTCCCGTTGTCTGTTCCCGCCCGAACCTTACGTTTTCAACCGTCAAAATAACTTTATGCCCGTAACATTTCGACACGTCTTCGGAATCTGGGGAAAACAACCGTTTCAAGGTCTTCGAATTCGTCTTGTTTAGAATCATCGGCGGGATGTCTTCGACGAAGAAAACGCAATATTTCGACGTTTTTGTGTTCGTCCTGTTATCGAAACAATCATCAACCTTGATTTCTTTGATTGTGACAACCTTTTCCGTTCCGACGTTGCCCAGAATTTCCGCCGACAAATGATTCGGGTCAATAATCTTTAACCATGTTTCCATATTCAGATTTCCCCTTCCCCTACTAATTCAGAAATCATCGATTCTGAACCTTCGTAACCGAACCAACATTCGTTTGTTTTGCACCAATGGTACAAATTGATCGCCTTTCGGAACTGTTCGTACCCTTCGACCATGAAATCTTCGTTGCAAACATAGACGCGGCACGCATACGGTGCCTTCCTTTCCTGCGCCACGAAGACGAAACCGTAATCTTCAAACGTGTTCTGGAATATGCCTTCCCGATACATGCCCGTCTGGAATTTGTAACCATATTTACGGACCGAATGTTCGAACGCGCCGTCTGCGCAGGAATCCGTCGTTTTGTAGTCCACAATGTATTTTTTGCCTTCGTATTCCGTCAAACAATCGGGACGAACCTTGCATTTTTCGCCTGTTTCTTTATCCGTCCAGAAAAACGATTCTTCGCATTCGCCCGTCAAAAACGTTCGTGCGTACGGGTCTTCATCAACCGCCTTTGCCATTTCTTTTATGATTTCGTAATCTGCCGCCGTGATGATTTCTTTTCCTGCGCATTCCTGCAAAAATTCGTCGTACTGTTCCTTCCCTGCCTTTGTCCTGCGATCACATAACGGCGCGACCGCAAATTCAAGGAAAAACAATTCCTTTTCCAATATGTATTTATGCGCCGCCCTGCCGAACGCTAATGCCGCCGAATCTTCCTTTGGGTGTTCCATGTGATACTTGAAATGCAACGGGGTTTCCTTCAATAAAACCGCTAATTCGCTACGACTTACCGCGTCCGTTGCGCGATATTCTTTGTTTGTCATTCTTCAACCTTCCTTTCCTTTTCTGCTTCTTCGATCAATTCAAGATCGTCGACCGTGAACGGATAATCGAACGCCCTGTTCATCCTGCGCGGGTCTGCTAATACGTAATAAATTTCGCCGTTTTGGAAATATGACCGTTCGATAATCATTTCGATCTTGACCTTGTCCCCCTTTTCGTAAATCTGAACCTGTTTCATTTTTCTTTTCCCCTTCCTTTAAGTAATTCGAATATGTATTCAGCCAAAACGTGAAGATAAATCATCGGGTATTTGCGGACCGTCCTTGCACATATAACCGCCAAATCGCGCTTTTCCATTGCGTCCGACATCCGCCATAACTTCGACACGATCATTTTTTCTTGTTCGGTCGCGTCCCCGATCTTGTACGAACTGTCAAGAAAATCGCCGTCGATAATTTCGTTTGTCGCGTCCCAAACTTCCGCGTTTATGAATGCGTCCGTGTCTTTCATCGCTCATAACCCCACAAAACCATTGCGAATCCGACCGCGAAGATAATTGCCGAAACCCAGAACGAACCGTGTTCCGTGATTGCTTCCGCCATTCCTGCCAATCCGAACAACGTCATAATTGCGCCGATGATGTCGGTCGAACATATTCTTGATATTCTTCTTTTCATGTCTTTACCCCTTCTTTTCATACGTTTATCCCTTCTTTTCTGTGATTTCATATCCTGCCATGTCCAAAATCGCGATCAAATCTTCGATAACGCGCGGGTACACATGCCGCAATCGATATGAAACCGTTTGTTGCGATTCGCAGATTTCATTCGCAATGTCGGATTGCTTCAACATCCGAATGTCATTCAGTATGTGCCGAACCTGCGAACCATGTTTTGTCAAACTAACCCTTGCCATTATCTGCCGCCTTTTCGGTTAAACCGATATTTTGTGGTAAAAAATTGATGTCGGCATATGTTACGCCGTACAAATCTTCGATCGCGGAAATCTGCGGCACCGTCGGAAATGTTTTGCCCAATTCCCACGAAGACAACGTTTCGGGTGCGATTCCTAATAACATCGACGCGGTTTTCTGATCGTACCCTTTATTGATGCGAAGTGCCTTCAAAGTCATTGCCATTATGTGCTTTTGCCCCCTTTCCTACATATTGTGTCATCGGTTTAACCGATGTACCACCTATGGACAAATATAATCGGTTTAACCGATGTTGTCAAGAAATATTTTTCATATCACTTGTGTTTTTTTTCGTTTTATCCGATAATATCCATGTAAAGGGGGCATTGCTCATGATAGAAAATCGCGAAGTTATGGCACGAAACATACAACGCCTTATGGATGATAAACAAGTAAAGGCGGCGGATGTTTGCAAGGCACTTGACATCAAACAAAACACGTTTTCGGATTGGATGAACGCGAAGACATACCCGCGCATCGATAAAATCGAACTAATGGCGCGATATTTCGGCGTCAAAAAATCCAAACTTGTCGAAGAACCGTCGGCGGAATACACTTTGACGGATAACGAAAAGGTTTTGATTGACCTATACCGAAACGACGCAGGATTCAAACAACTTCTGCGTTTGTCCAGATATGCGGAATTGATCGGGGGCATTAAGAATGAAGATTGAAAAATTGACCGATAATACATACCGCGTTCGGAAACAATACAAAGGCAAGGTTTATACCGCCTATTTTGACCATAAACCGACGCAAAAAGAATCAATGATTGTTATGTCGGAAAAGATGCAAATCGACGTCTACGGGGCAAATTCGGGGAAATTTGAAGTATTCTGCAACAAATACATTCGATCAAAAGAAAACGTCCTGTCCCCGTCCACGATCGGCGGGTATCGGAAAATCGTTCGGTGTCTTTCTGCGGAATTTAAAGCGATGCAATTGTACGACATCCAACAAATCGACATCCAGAACGAAATCAATCGATATGCGGAAGAACATTCCCCGAAATCCGTTCGCAATCTTCACGGGTTCATATCTGCCGTTTTAGGCGTTTTTCGTCCGAACTTGAATATTTCAACAACGTTGCCCCAAAAACGGAAATTTGACCGCAATATGCCGACAACGGACGATGTGAAACGCATACTTGATGCATCGAAGGGGACAAAATATCATATTCCGTTTCAACTTGCCGTTCTGGGAATGCGGCGATCGGAAATCTGCGCCGCCACGATCGACGATCTGAACGGGAATATTCTTTCAATCAATAAGGCGACCATTTACAACGAAGACAACCGAATCATGGTCCGCGACAATACAAAGACCGAAGAATCGACCCGCGAAATCTTCCTGCCCGATTCCCTTGTCGAAGAAATCCAGACCGCAGGAATAATTTTCGATTTGACGCCGCCGATGTTGGTCAAAACGTTACATTCCTATCAAGACGCATTAAACATCCCACGGTTCCGCCTTCACGATCTGCGGGCATATTATGCGTCGTATGCGCATTCGTTAGGAATTCCCGACGTGTACATAATGAAAAACGGGGGTTGGAAATCCGACTATGTGATGAAATCCGTGTACCGCGAAGCATTACGGGACAAGACGGACGAAATGCAAAAAAAGATTGCGGATAATTTGTTTTGATAACACCTGCCATTTATTGACAGTTTTATTGACGACTTTTTTCACAAAATGCCTTTGTACCCTACAAAATACGTTTGTATTATTGACGACTTTTTGCAAATAAAAAACCCTTGAAACGTTGATTTTTCAAGGGTTTGTGCGTATGAGACACGGGGGATTCGAACCCGCGTCACGACACCCGATAAACGCTGATTTCATGCGGGTTTCACGATTTTATTGACGGATTCGTTGACGACTTTTTGCGATGATCGATCAATGGTTCGTCTGAATCGATGACCCAATCGCGCCCGATCTTCTGCGCCGTATCGAACGCGCCACGGATTGCCCGTTGCCTTGCCGTACTTCCTGCGATGCCGTGTTTCTTCGCCCATTCCTGCAATGTAATCATTTTTCCCATGTTCTGCCCTTCCTATACAACATATTTTAAATGTGACCGCCGAACGTCGTCTTTTAGGATTTCGGCGTATATCTGCGTCGTTGCGACCGATGCATGACCCAACGCGTCTTGAACTTCCGTGATTTGCATCCCAGATTGAACCGCCAACGTTGCCATTGTATGACGCATAATATGCGGCGTGACTTTGAATCCGACGACCTTCGACAATTGCGTGAATATCTTTTGAATCGCCCGTGATTCAAGTTTGCCATGCGGTTTGCGTTCACTTACGAATAAATATTCGGAATCGTCCCGCCGTTCGACTAAATAATCATCAAGGGACAAGATCGCGTTCGAATTCAAATACACGTCGTTGTGTTTCCGACCTTTTCCGACAATATGAACCGTTCTGTTTTCGACGTCGATGTGCGATTTCTTCATCCCGACCAATTCCGACACACGGCAACCCGTCGAATACAACACGTCAATGATCGCCCTTTCGCGCTTTGTCCGACATGCACGTCGTAATTGTTCCAATTGTAACCGTGTTAATGCTAATCGTGGCGTGATTTCAAATTTGATTTCCTTGATATTCCGACACGGGTTCTTTGTCAAATATTCTTCATCAACCGCCCATGTGAAGAATGTTTTCAAAACCTGCCGAATCTTGTCAAGGGTCCGATCGGAAACTTTGTTCTGCGCTTTATGCTTCACAAGGAACATGCGGACATCATTTGCCGTCACGTCCTGCGGTTGTTTCTCGACCGAATCGAAGAATTCCCGCAACCTGCATGTGTAATTCCGCAATGTCAATTCCGACAACCCTTCAAGACTTTTGACCGCGATGTACGTCTTCGCGATCTGCGGGAATGAATCTTCCCAGACCGTCAACGCCGTTGTCTTTTCCGTCACGTCATAGTTTACCGCGACACGGTCAAGGTTTGCAAGAATTATGTCGATGTCGGCGTTCTTAAATACCTTCGCCAATTCTGCCGCAAACGCGTTTCGCATATGTTCATACATAATGAACCTCCTTTCCTGCCTTATCGTTGTGTTCGATCTTCGTGACCTTGCATCTGGTCAAGACCGTTTGTTTTTCGTCCTTGTATTCCGAATGTTCCTTGATTGTTCCTTTCAGAACAACCGTGTCGCCGTTGTTCGCAACATCGAAATCGCCGTCGCCTGTCGGAATGTATAACGTGTTGCCCGTCTTCCATGTGAAGGTGTTTCCGTCGACATCCTTCATTATGTGGCATCGCATCGTTTCTGTTCCGAATCCTGCGTATGACTTTTGTTCCCATGTCGCCGTGTATATCAAGGTCAATTTCATTTCGATTCGATCGCCGACGTTTCCGACATACTGTGATTTCGCTTTTGCCGCCTTGATTTCCGCTTCGCGACGTTCCTTTTCTTCCTGTTCCCTGCGTTCCTGTTCTTCGCGTTCTGCTTCGATCTTCGCCTGTTCCGCCGCGTATGCTTCCGCCTGCTTCCTGCGCTTTTCTGCCGCCTTCGCTTCGTTTTCGGGGGTCATAAGGATTGCCGTTTCGGTCTGTCTTCCAGAACCCCCGCATTTGAAACATACACCGTGATCAACCCACGACGGGACGGGTTTCCCGTTGCAAACGCCGATGATGTATATTCCTTTACCGCCGCATCGATCGCATTCGCCTTGATATTTAACCTTGATATTGCCGTTCTTGTACGTGTGAATCAAGGTTGCCCCCGCAGGGGCATTAAAACTTTTCAATAATTCCTTGTCCGTCATATCTTCAACCTTCCTTTCATAATTCTTCAAATTCTGACCAACCGCCGCGTGTAAATAACAAATATTCCTTTCCGTTATCCAGATATTCGTCGGTCTTCGGGTCGATTTCATACCATACCTTGCAACCGTCCGCCATTTCGCCGCCTACGCGACAAACGATCATTTTCATTATTCCGTCGTTGTTGCGGACGATTCCGCGCCTTCTGATATTCTTTGCCATGTCTTCCGCCTTTCTGTTTGTTAATCAATCTCAAAGGTCCAAACAAATTCGTTTTCATCAATCCATTCGTAGTCATACATCCTGCAAAATTCTTCTGCTTCCGCTATGGTATTAAAGGATGCAAATTCATGTCTGATTGTGCCGCTTGTAATCCATACCGTTATTTCGTTACGTCCTGTCATTTCATACCTGCCTTTCTGCGGGTTTAAGGGTTGCCCGCGCCCTGTGTGCTTCGTTCTATTCTGCCATTGTTACCGTTAAACATCCGACGCCGCCATATGTTCCGTGACTATAAAATTCGCCCAACATTTCAACCGCCATTTCGTCCGCAGGAACAACATCAAAATTCACAACAACGTCCGTCTGTCCTTTGAACGCTTCTTCGTCATACGGAAAAGTCCGTAAACCCGTGATGACCAACTTCGCGCCATAAAACCAAATTTTGTCATTAACCTGTAATTCGTCATATCTCTTTGTTCTGTTTGCCATATTTAACCTTCCTTTCTGATTTCGTACCATGTTTCAACGCCCGTTCGTGTGTTGACCTGTGTTTCTGTTGCCTTTGCGATGAATTCCTTGACCGTCTTCGGCAATGTTCCGCCGTTTCCTGTCGTGTAAACATTGCGTCTTCCCGAATCGTGTCGAACGGTCCAGAACGTAACGCCGTTCGATTCGTGGTAATATTTTTCAACCCTTGCGATTCCTGCCATGCCGTACCTTCCTTTCGGTGCTTTCCTGTGTTTCTGCGCTCATTATACGACGCACGCGTCGTATTGTCAACATATTTTTCCACAAATAAAAAAAAGACCCCGTCGAAACGGGGTCAAATTTTCAAACAATGAATATTTTCGCGGAATTCTTCGCGCATATCCAACCCGAAGGGATTTGCATCCAAACGGAAGTGCCTGTATTTTTTATGTTCTTACATGTGACGCGTGTTCCTTTGCGCAGGATTGAAAACCCTTCCGCATCCGTAAACGCGTTCAATTGTGCATTCGTCGTGATCGAAAACCAATCGACCTTTGCACCATTCGCGTTGTCGCGGATGTACAGATCGGACGTTGTCGTGTACGTCTTCCCGATCGTGTAACCTTCAATGACGGTCGGTTGTTCCGTCGGGGGAACAAAACCCATGTCGTACGCCTGCAATGAATATTTCGTGACGGTTGAACAAATGGTTTGCACATACGACGACGATGTCGCGTACCCGTCCAATTTCAAGAAATTCGCATATTCAATATAATTCTTCGCGGATTTTAAGTTTGCATAACGCTTCGTCGCTATGAAATCATAATATCCCGCCACACCGTCCGCCATACTTGAATATCTGCGGAAATAATCATTGATCGTCGTCAATTGCCCGACCGTGTATTCTTCCTTTGTCTTCATGTTGACGGAAGGTTTGCCCGCGTTCAACCACGCTTTGCCGCATTTGATGCCGAAATAATTGTAATTCGGGGGCAATGATAATTTCGATTCGCCGTGTCGGGATTCGATTATTGCCTGCGCGATAACCGCAGAATAAACGGCATACCCGCGCTTTTTGCCTTCCGCCACGATCAACGGGGCAATTTGCGTGATGAATTCCTGTACACTTGCCATATTATCAACCTTTCTTGATTTCGTTCACAAGACCTTCAATCAAATTTTCGATGTCATCCGCAGAAACATTGACGCCGATTTCCTGCGCCTTCTGGGAAACGTAATTCAAAACATAGTTTTTCTTTTCCTGCCATTGTTCGGGTGTGAATATCTGTTCCGCCGTTCTGATTGCAAGTGCGGCGAACATCGACAATTTGTCGAACTTCGCTTCCCCGATCTTACCTTTCAACCACGGAATCAAATATCCCGTGATTATTATTGCAACAACACCGATGATTGCTTCAACTAATGGTTTAATGAATTCGTATTCCATGTTCAAAAATCCCCTTCCGTATCAATTACAAGATCGCCGTCGTCTGGAATGTCGGGAACAACATCCGCAGGAATTGCCGTCCGTTTTGCCGCTTCAATCAATGCCGCCTTTTTCGTTTTGTGGATGAATGCACAATACCCGCCTTCAAGACCGAACGCGCCGAAAAACGCCACAATCAAGGAATCGGGGACGGATTGATACACACAAAAAATCACGATCATTGTGATCGTGAATAAAATCAACATAATCGCAGAAAATAACAATGCGACGTCGGTTGTTATATCAATTCGTTTCTTCATAGGTCATACGCCCTGTTCATTAAGAATTCGTCAAGATTCTTTTTTGCTTCGGACACGGCACCGTTACAATTCAATTGTTTTAGTCCGTCCAGAACCGCCGACATACATTTCGTCAACATCAACATTTCCGCCCGTAATTCCTGTATTTTCGCTTCTTCGTCGGTGTGGTTTTCATCAATCTTGTTGTCGACTTCATCCAAACGGTTATTGAACTGTTTCACAATCTTTTCGCGTTCATCGTATACGTCCGCAAGACCCTTGTCCCAAATATCCGCCTTTTCTTCGATCACTTTCGCCGCCTTGTCCCAAGACATGCGGCGTTCGTGTTCCTTGTCCGAATCCTGTTTCATTTGTTTTAACACCTTAACAAATCCCCAAACGCCCATTATCACACCCGCAGACGTGATCAACGCTTGAATGTACGTTTCAACCATTATTCCCCTTCTTTCAAATCAAAAAAGCACCCCGAAGGATGCAAAAATACAAAAGGGATAATCAAGCGTATCGGATAATTCACCGACCTTGCCAACCGAAGTTTTTGACTACCCCCTTTATGACGTAATCGTTATTCTCGATAATTTAACTCGACTATTTGCGAATTTAACTCGAATATCCGAATTAAAATATGAGTTAACGAATTTTTAACGCATATCCAACGCATTTTAACGCATTGAATGTGTTAGAATTAGTACGTAATCGTTACAAAGTCCAACCGTACCTACATCAACACCCTATGCCGTAGCATAAGCCTTCGATATGATTGGACTATTGAGTAATCGTTACACTATGCTATAAAATAATAAATTACCAATGCTGATATGGGTGCGATAGCCATTAAACTACAAATAAGGCCTGCATCTTTATCGGGGCAAGGCGAATCGAATTGCCCCCAAGCAATAAAACCCACAAATATCAACACAAGTAATATAGATACAAAAAGTAATTGTAATGACATATTTATACCACCTTCCGATGATATTATAGCATAGTTAAAGCCCTGTTTAATAGCGAAAATCCCTATTAAAAAATATCGGACTTTTCTTTAATAACTACTTCGCAATCGTTACATATTATGCATCAATTCTATGCGATTCAATAATACGCAAAACCGCTTTAATAGTATGCTCATCCATTGACAGGTCATCCCCTATACCCATAGGAATAAGACTCTCAACTTCTGCTTGTAACTCATCAAGTATATCTTTGGTTTTCTGTTCCATAATAATAACCCTCCATTTCAATGGTATTATACCACATTATAGGAGTTACAGATTATGATGATGATAAACTGAAAAATTCATCAGAAACATATATAATTCTAACTTTTAATGCCGTAATAGTCGCATTGGGCAGTCCTGCCACATAAAAAGCATTTAAACCACTTTGGAATACTGTAAAAGTTCCACTAGATTTTGCTGAATAATCACTATAATCAGCATTTAGTACAGCAACTGCGGTATACCCTGTTACCGCTGGAATTGCCAAAGGGTCAGAATATCCAAGTGCCTTAATTGACACATTTCCCATAGCGGTTGATATTGACTTTATCGGTATTTTCTCAAGACATTCCATAGGCATTTTAGCCATATCTTTTCTCCTTTATATAATCTAGTGCGTAATACGTTTCGTTTCCGTCCTTATCATCCCCCGAACGACGCGCCGTATTTCAGACGCGCCGCCGTGTAAGGATGATGAAGTTATAAAAAATGAAGAAAACAAAACCGATATTATTCTTCGTTCTGTTCGGGTTCTGGTGCGGGTTCTTCTGTCGCAATCCAGTTTTCGCGCTGAACGATGTTTCCTGCGTAATCAGTCAACATGACCGTCACGCAATCATATGTTTCGCCGCCGATATAATTCGACAATTCGGTGTAATAAGACTTCAACGCGGCATCGATCGAAGTGTATTTGTTCAAAACCTTGTATGCCCAACCGCCGTTGATTTTATTGTGAAGAAACCATGAAACAAAATAAACACCCATTTTTTTTTAATCCCCTTTCTTTTTATCTGTTGATGACAAGAACGCCAATGTTAAAGTTTGCGGGTATCGTTTCCGCAACCGTGATCGTCACATATCCGACCGTGTTTCCGCTTCCGTCCGTTCCCGTGGTTGTGACCGCCGATCTGTATTTCATAGGACGCCCAGAAATCGAATCAGAAACGGGAATAATCACGCTTGTGTCTTTAATGTACGGGTCATAATTGTAAGTAACGCTATTTCCCGAAATGGTCGGCGCAGGAATAACAACCGTTCCGCCTGCGGCAACGGATGCCGTCGTTTTTATTACAACTTCATGTGTCGAACCTTCGATCGCCTGTTCAACCGCAACGCCGCTTTGCGCATTCGTGCTGACTTTGTTGTATGTCGCGTCCGCGTGCGTTTCCCATGTGTAACCACTTGACCCGTCGGAAATCGGAACCTTGCCCGCCGTGATTGACGAATCGGGTTTTGCAACAAATCTGTCGCTTGTCTGGGTTTTTGTGTATGCGTCGGTTATTCCATACCCTGCAAGGGTTGTCGCACTGTCCGCCTTGTTCGCGACGGTTGAATACGGCATAACATTTGTTCCGTCGGTCAATGCCGCCGCCGCGTCAACATACCCGTGATCGTATTGATCGTATGTCGCCTTCGACATATCTCCTGTTCCATGACCGTCCGCGCCGTCTTGTATGACGCCCAACGTCTGGGAAACGCCGTCCGAATACGTCGCAATGACGGGATGTTGTTTTCCTGTTCCCGTCATGGTCATCGACGTTACCGATCGCCCCTGCGGTCCCGTGTCGCCCTGTATACCCTGCGGACCCTGCGGACCCTGTAAACCTTGTATTGTCGCAATATTCGCCGTTCTGGACCCGTCGGATAATACAAGATAAAACGTTCCGTCGCCATTATCAACCGAATTGACGACCGATTCGCCTTGATCGCCCTTGATCACACCTTTTAACGACCACGCCGTCCCTTCAAGTTTGAACAATTCCCATGATGACGAATTGATGTAAACCGCGCCGTCGGAAAATCCTGTCGTCGGGTCTGTGACGGATGAAATCACGGTCCCGACGCCGACACCGTCTTTGACCAAATTGTAATCTTCTTCGAACAATTCAATCATGGACCCGCGCACCTGTTCGCCATATGTCGCGGTTCGCAGATTTTCAATGTTTTGTTCATGCGTTGCCATTTGTTTTTTTCCTTTCTTAACTTATACCCGTTAATATTCCGCCCCTAAATATAAGGTTATGACCTGTCATGCCGTCCCTATCCAACAACCATATGTTCGCATCCCTTCCTGTGTAACCTTTCGACGAATAACCTTGCGATGAAGTAATTCGACCGTCGGATGCAACAATGTTGCCGTCATACGCAACAATATTGCCGTTCAATGTGTAAATATCGCCGTCGGACGTAAAAATCGACCCGTCCCCTGTGCTAATATTGCCGCCTTCCGTCCTTATTTGTCCTGTTGACGTTGTTATTTGTCCTTTTGCGGAAATGGAACTTCCCGATGAAACTTTACCGCCCGACGTCGAAATGTCGCCCGTTGCCGAAATTGCCCCATTTGAAGTTGATATATTGCCGTTTGTTGTCGAAATACTACCGCCCGCAGAAATTGACGTTCCCGCAGAAATTGACGTTGTCGCAGAAATTGACGTTCCCGCAGAAATCGACGCGGTCGAACTTAATCCGCCGCCTTTTATAATCGTGGCGGCATCAATTCCGCCTTTGCTAATCTTTACCCACGCCAACGGCGACGCGCTTGTCGGTTTATCATTAAATCGAATTCCGTCGGTTCCAACATATACCCCGTCATGCGATGCGTCCGAAAAAGACGTGACGCCCTTGTAAATATTGTTTGAACCAATTTCCCAACCGTTCGTTTTATTCGTCCCAATAAAACCGCTTGTTGCTTCGATTTTTCCGTGAACCGTGACTTTGTCGGCGTCAAGACTTCCCGTCAAAATACGATCTGCATTTATCGACCCGTCTTTTGTTAAGGCAACTAACGGACCTTGCCACGACGGCGTTGTTTCTGTCATTGTTGCCGCAGAATTGCGCCACATGTAACCAAAACCATTATGTGACCAACGCCAACGCGATGTTGACGCCTTGATCGTCGGCGCATTACATACATTGATTGCTTCGATATAATCGGCGACCCCGTCGTTGTTTATATGGTATTCATAAACCACGTACCCGCCTTGTGTTTCATCAAGAAGCATTGCAAGCGCACGCGCACGCGCTTCCTTCATCAACGTTGTGACTTCTGGGGTTTCCTCTTTTAACGCGCTAACCGCCGCCGACGCCTGCTTTGTGTACGATTTCGATGCTTCGGTATTGCTCAAAACGATGTAATTCTTCGACAAATCGTTCAAATACGTCGTTTTCTTCCGAACGGGGAATGTCGTGTCCATGTTGTACGGTTCCGCCCACGCATGAATCGTGTCGCCGACTTCAAATGAATCAATGTTATGATTAAGAAGATTCAAATCGACCGCGTTCAATTCCAATTCAAGGCGTGACCATTGCGCATCCGTCAACCATTTTTCCGCCTTCTGTTTCAAAGTTTCGGCAACCGTGACATCATCCCATTGTTTAACGACGCGAACCCAACCAAAACGATTGACCGCCGATTGAATGTACACATAATCATCGCTTGTGCGTGCATGATACGAATCGACCGTTGTTCCCTTGATCGTCAAATATTCATCCAGACCGTCAATCGCCGCCGCCGTTCTGTGTCCGTCATCAAAACGTTCGCCCAACGGAATGACGCACGTCGCGACGTCTTCTGCCGTGTAATTCGCGGAATAATCAAGAAGATTTTCGCCGAATGCGATTTCCTGCGTGCAATATGAACCATACTGTGACAACGGAACCATGTCCAAATATCTTGTGTTTCCGACCTTACGGATTCGTAAATATCCGTCAAGGGTATTGCACATTTTTTCGCGAATCGCCGTCAACGTATCTTCGCGGTTTGTAAAATGATATATATAATTATTCGCATCAACGACCGTGACATTTCCGATCGCGAATTTCTTTCGGTCTTCAACCTGCGAATTATGATATGACAACAATGATGACAACATATTTCGCGGCGTTGTCTGGTATTTCGCTTGCGGTTGAATTGAATCAAACAAAAACGCCAATTCCCCGACCGCGTAAATATGCTTCGTAAAATCGAAATTCTGCTTCACTTCGCGAACTTCGCCATAAAATATTTCTGTCCCGTCTTTCGTGACTTGAATCATACTTTTCCGCAGATTGAATGATTCATATCGGGGATTGCTTACGGGAACATCACATTCAAACGTTCCCGCTTCATTCAACGACGTTTCAACAACCGCGTTGATGATCGAATATGTTTCATCATTTGGGAAATAAAGCAAATTCCCGTCGACATAGACTTCATAAATCATAAATAACGACCCCTATATGCAACCGATACACGCCCTTGACCTGTTAATGTAATGACCGTGTCGGAATGTCCGCCGCACTTGATTTGCGGGAATCTGTACGTTCCCGTCGTCGGCATCGGTAATGTTCGCGGCGGGTTAGTATCGTAAACCACGCCCAGACCGTTCGTCTGCGTGACAATAAACGACGGCGCGGTTTTAACGCCGCCCGCAGGAATCGTGACCGTTGCCGTTCCATTGACCACAATGTCCGCCGTCGAATATATGATTCCGTTCACGAAATTAAACGGGTCCCATAACCACGGTTCATGCGACGCCAAAATCGTGTATTTGAACGGTTCCGCCGTACCCGACAACGTAATCGTTCCGAATTCCTTGTGTGACTTGTCATAATTGACATTCAATCGGACGTTGTAATAATACGCCGTGTCATTATCCGAAATCATTTCCAATTTCTGCCCGTGAATGTCCATTGCGATTGTTTGAATCGCCGTGTCCCAACCCGTGTATGAATGGTCCTGTACCACGAACTCAAATTCGATTCCTTCACGGTCTGAATACGGGGTTTCGCCCGTCGCGTCCGTCAAATCGATTGACCCAGACGCGAACGGAAGATCGACCCGTTGTAATTTTACGGCGGGTTCGGGGATGTAATATTTCGTCATAACCAACCCGTAATCGTCGTATGTATGTTTATTTCCTATCGTTAAACCGAACATTTTATACCCTTCGTGCGCTCATTTTGCCCCATGCATTATTGACAGGGGTTGCAACAAGATTTCCAACGACGCGACCGTCCATTGTGACCGTGACTTGCGATAATGCCTGCACGATTGCATTGATTCCGTTCGTATCGGTTGCGACCGTTCCGTTCACGGATGACCGATTCAGACTTGCCGCGTTTGCATTTTGAACCGAAACCACGCTTCGAACGCTTCCGCTTATGTTCCCCGTTGCTTCGTCCGTCAAATCCTGCATCGCATCGGAAACAACGTCGATGTTGTCTTCAATTCCGACCGCCATTCCTTCGGGCAACCATTTTCCGACTTGATCACGCATAACCTTTGACGGGGATGATATACCGAAGAAGTTTTTCGCAGAATTTAACGCGCCCCTGCAAACATCCTTGATTGCGTTCCATAATTGCGACGCATAATTCTTGACGCCGTTCGCAATGCCCGAAATAAGGTCTTTTCCTAATTGCAACCAATCGATGCCCGTCCATATTTCGAATATTTTCTTCCATAACGTGAAAACCGCTTCGACGACCTTTGGAATCGCCCGAATTAGTCCGCTAACCAATTGTCCAATTAGTTTGATTCCAGATTCGGCGATCTGGGGTCCATGCTCAATCAATGTAATGATCAATTTTTTTGCTATATCCGCCGCAGATTCCACGATTGCGGGAAGGTTGTTCGCGATACCTTGAACGAGATTCATTAGCAAAGTCATTCCCGATTCAAGAATGGTCGGCAAATTATCCAGAATTCCGCCCGCAAATTTCACGATCACTTCGCCCGCCTTTTGAATTAAAGACGGCAACGCCGATGCGATACCATTGACGACGGTCGTGATAAATGAAACGCCCTGTTCAAGAAGACGGGGCAAATTCGATGTGAAACCGCTTATCAATGAATCAATGATGCCCGCGTCATAATCGCCGAACATACTATATGCGGATTCCTGTAAACTCCCCGACAACCTGTGAATCAATTCGGTCGCCGCGCCTGCCCAATCATAATTGACAAGTGCTTCGAATAACGCCTTGCATATATCCCAAATTCCCTTTAATAGATCGCCGCTTGTCTGGGTCATGCCGTCGATGATATTCATGACCAATTGAACGCCAAAATCAACGATTGCGGGGGCATTTTTTGCAATTTCTGATAATGTTGTGCCGATTTCGGAAATAAGATTCGCCAATAATTGCGGCAAACGTCCGATAATATCTTTCAACATCGGGACAAGGTTTTTGAACACAAACGCCTTCACGTTTTTGAACAATTCCTGCAATGGTTCATATATATTTTCGCCCGTCGCCATTGCCGCCATGACGTTCGTCAACGATGCTTTCATCGCGCCCATTGAACCCGAAAACGTTTCTTCCGCTTCTGCCGCCGCAACGCCTGTCAATCCTAATTCGCCCTGTATGGCGTGGATTGCATCGTATACGTCGCCCAGATTGTTCATGTCATACTTGACACCCGTCAATTTCTGCGCATCGGAAAGAAGGCGTTCCATTTCCTGCTTTGTTCCGCCATATCCCAATTTCAGATTGTCCAACATGGTGTAATTTTGTTTCGCGAATCCTTGATATGCCGTTTGAATTGATTCAATCGGGGTTCCCATTTTCGCGGCATTGTCGGTCATATCCATAATTGCCGTGTTTGCCGCTTCGACCGCCTTCGTCGTATCGCCGCCGAATGCCATTTTTAACGATGCGCCAAACGAAACCGCCTGTTCTGCATAATCATTCGCAGAAATGCCCACTTTTGCCGCTTCCTTCGCGTAATTCTTCGCCGCTTCGGATGCTTCGCCGTATATGGTATCAAGACCGCCGAATGATTGTTGAAGATTCGCGCCCGCTTCCATTGTAGACTTGACGATTGCGCCAATGCCTGCCGCCGCAATAAGACCTTTTATTTTCCCGACCATTGCCGAACCGAAGGTCTGACCAGATGCCGAACCTGCACTTGCACATTCGCCGCCTAATTCTTTTGTGATCGTGCCTTTGATTCCTTTTGCCGACGGTACGATTTGAACGTATGCGGTTGCTAAATCCATAATTTTATTTCCCCAATATCATATTGCGCATCGCTTCGAATTCCGACGCGCTTGTGAACGATTCAAATTCTTTTTCCTGTGGATTCAATAATGCGGCAACGATTGATTGCGGTCTTCCGTCGCCGTGTTGTGCGCCTTCCGTCTTCGACCATGCAATAAAATTCAATTGATCAACGGCGGATGCCAACAACATTGTTTCGGTCGGTATTTTCATTTCTGCCAATCGCATTTTGATTCGGGAATTATCCCGCAACCCACAAGAAAACGTCGCGACCTTCAACGGGTGCAACGCTTCAAATTCATATATACCGTACGTTTCCGCAAGGTCGCATTCCAACGCGTCCTTGTCCGTGTTTAACATTCGGGCAAGGACTAGGATTTTTTTGTTGCTTCTGTCCCCTGCATAATTTCGGCAATTTCATTGATCATATCCGACGCCTTAATCACACCGTTTTTATTCCGAACGTGTTCTTTCAATGCGTTAAATTGATCATTCCCAAGAAGCAAAGGGGCAATGTCAACGATTGCCCCTGTTTCCCCGCGATCGATTGCGCGGAATGCTTCCAATAATTCCCAATTGTCCGTTGCGTCTTTAAGGATTTTCGCCTTAAATCCGCTTTTGGTTGTGATTTCTGCCATGATTTCACCTTCCTTATACTGTCACTACGGGCGACGCCTGTATGTACTCATAATGCGTATTGCCGCTTGCGTCGGGCATTGCCGAAACGGTTGTACCATATCCGACCGCCGCATTGTCCGCGTATGTGATGTCTTCAACCGCCGTGATTTTTGCCTGCGGCAAAACAACCCTTTTAAGGATTCCGCCACGCATAACCATATCAACGACGATGACGTGTTCCTGCGCGTCGTCTGCGTTTGCCTTAATTTGAATTCCTGTATCGATCGTGCCTGTGACGTTGTCGTCGCCGTACACCAATTTCAGAACTTCAAGATTCAGAACTTCAATCATTGTGAACTTGAAATCGTCGGGTTTTTCCGTCTGTAAATTAAGAACGGTATCGCCGCCCCATGCCTTGACCTTATCGGAAGAAGGCGAATTCGAATTCACAAGACCCGCGTCGGATATATAGCCTAATGACTTAAAACTTGACCCAAGATCGGTTGTCGCATCTGTGGGCAATGTCGTTCCTAACGGTGCAATCGCAATCGCGCCGCCGACCTTCGGTTTTCCAACCGATACATTTGATACATTTGTTGCCATATCTGTTTTTCCTTTCTCAATAGTGTGTTATTTCAAAAACCGATTGATAACGGTATTCTTTCCGATCGGCATCGGGGAAGGGGTAATCTGAATTTTTACGAATTGCCCCGACTTCGTCTAATTCGACGATGTCTTCCATTGCGTCTTTTACCGTTTCATTCAATACGCACGCTTTGTACAACGTTTCATCGTACGATTGAACGGTAAACATTGCCGTTTCGATGTGGTCCTGTTCCGCCGACCCTGTCTTCTGGATAAATACATATTTCTTCGGACGATTCGAAGGGATTTCAAGATAAACGGGAACATTATTCAATTTTCTTTTCAGATAATCCAAAACCGTTTTTTCAATCATCCTGTAATCGCCCTTATCAACGTGTTGTGTTTTTGGTTGTGATAATATGACTTTGCATCGCTTGCCTTGACCGCGTAACCCGAACGTTCGGGATAATTTCGCGGTTCAATTTCGAAACCGTCGCCCGCGCGTGCCGCGACCTGTTCGGCGCATTCATAACACACTTGTTTTACTTCTGCGGATTTCAACAATTCGCGAACCCCTGCGGAATTCAATTTCACTTCAACATTAGCCATAATATTCAACCTTGATTTGCTTATTCCACTTTAACGGGATATTATCTTCAATTCCTTCCGTCGCATTGCCGACCGTCCGAAACGTTTTCCCGAAGAATTCAACCGTCGTGTCTTCCCAAACGTGATTGTCGCCCTTTGGGATTGCCAACGTATAAATCGTCTTTTTGCCGTACATAGCGAATGCGTTCTGCGAATCTTCCGCCGTTGTCGGCGAAACAAGAACGTCATCAACGTCGATCACTTCTTCGTCAAAAATCGGATTGCCGAATTCGTCTTCGGATGTCTGCGTCTGAACATGCAATTTAACGGTAATTCCTTTAATCTTGCCCATAATATTCAATAACCCCGTAATTCTGACGTTTTAACCCCAAACGCTTCAAATCGTTTTTCATGATCGCCTGCGCAATTCCGCCGCCTGCAATCGCATATGTTCCCGACCATGTGTAACCAAGCGCGGATTGCGATTCCTGCGACATCGGGTCCCCGTCTGTGGATTGCCGCAAAACACGCCCCACAATGTCAACCGAAACAAGTTTCACGACCGACGCGTATTCCGTGGATTCCGCGACCATTTCGTCCATATTCTTTCCCACTTTTTCCGCTTCATAACGAAGTGTGTTGCATAATTCGGGAATCAAATTGTTCACGCGCGTTATTTCGTCCGCAGATAACGGACGCCACAAATCGATCACGTCCTGCGCCGTGATAAAATCACTCATTTTGTCGACCCTTTCTTTGTTGTTGCCTTTTTTGCGGGTGCCTTTACTTCCTTTTCTTCAACCTTTACGGTCTTTTTGGCAACGACGGGTTCGGGAGAAGGTGTGTTGACCTTTTCCCAAACGTCGCTTGAACCAAATTCGGAAGGTATTTCAATTATCGCGCCCGTGTTCTTGTTGCGATAAATGTTCATACGCTTACCCTTTCATTACGTGGTTATGATAGGTGTTCCGTCCTTGCAAACAAGGCAGAATGCGTTCGCATCAAGGATGCCCCAACCAATCCACGCTTCAGAACGAAGCAGAATCTGGTTTGCCTGCTTCAGATCGTATGTTCCGCCGTCGGGATTACCAAATTCGATGATTTCAAGGGGTATTTCCTTTGCGAATCCCCACTTGAACGCGCTAAAATCGCCAACGATCGCGCGGTCGTTTGAATCATTCGCAGAAATTGTCACGTTTGAATCAACGGGTATTCCGCCAAGATCGCCAACGCCGCCGAACTGGAATGAAGGATAAAGGATTGCGCCTGCGGTTGTCTTCATTGCCCCAAGTGCTGAACGCATAGCGGGTGCAACGGCGATTCCAGACGGTGCATATTCGTTCGCTTCAAGAACGGCGATTGCACTTTCAAGGTTTGCGTCGGGTGTTGATGAATTGTATGTGATCGCGGTTGATGCGCACTTGTAATCGAAACAATTCTGTCCGATTATGTCGGATGCGCTACCCGTTGCGGGATTGATGCCGTGAAGTGCCATTTTGTCCAGACCTGCGCCGACACGCTTTGCGAATGCATCTGCGAAATCGCGAAGAACCTGTAATTTTGCTTCGTCCGCGGCATACATAAATTCATTTGATACCCTTGACTGATAAACAACCTTAATCGGCTTTACAGTTACGGGTGTAACGCTTGCATCGCCTGCGGGTTTTGCGGCATTTTCGCCAACGATCGAAACATCACTATCAAGTGAAAATGTGAAATAATCCTTTCCTGCGAACGGGATTGCTTCCTGTCCTGCCATTTTTGCAAGGGATGAATGACCCTTGACTTTTGAAAACATTTCTTTTACTAACTCTTTGGGAAAAAGTGTTCCCTGTGCTATTGCTGACATATCTTTTCTTCCTTTCTTTAATTTGTTAAATTCTGTAACATTCCGCGTAACGCCGCTTCCTGCGGGTCGAGATTCGCGTTGTCACTACTTGCCAACGGTGCGACCTGCTTCACACCAACAAGGTTTTTTAAGGATTCCGCCGACTTTCTGATTTCGTCTTCGTTGTCGCCCTTCAAGAATTCGATCGCGTCAAATGATAATCCCATTTCGTGCGCGATCTGCGTTTTTGCCGCCCGCGTGGCGTAGTTTGCGATTTCCGAATCCTTCGCCTTGATTTGTTCATCGAATCCCGCGATTTTTTCATTCGCCGCCGTCAATGCTTCCGTCAAATCCGCGACCTGTTTCGTTGCCGATTCCAATTGTGACTTTGCTTCGTCATATCCTGCCAATTGTTCGGTAAACTTCGCCTTTTCGCGGTTCAAACGGTCTTTAATCGCCGCGTCGAACTGTTCCTGCGTTTCGATAACTGTAAAATCTGCCATTTTCTGCCTGCCTTTCCCAACTTGACCGTGTTGTAACGTAATATATGAAAAAGCGCGTATTTGCGCCATTTTCAACCATTGACCGGAATGGTTAATATGTCGCCTTTTGCTTTGTGCCGTCCTTCAATTCATTGACCGCCCAATGCGCCAAAATAACCGAATCCATTAGTGCGATTTCTGCATCGGGCATGACCGCACGATAACCGAACCCGCCATTTGACCCAATCGGTCGTTTATCGCAATTCGTAATCACTTGAACAAGTGAAGGTTGCGCCCTGTGACAAATACCGTCGTTGTAAATACCTTGTTCAAACGATGCATTTGCCTTGATAATATCTTTTACGGTCGGCAAGATCGGTGCCTTTAATTTCGCATCCTTCATCGCGTCCGCAAGTAATCGTTGCCCGTTCGCACCGTCGACCACAACTGAACCGATGTCCGTTGCGCGACCCAAAAAGTCAACAATCCATTGATTGCCCGCCTTGATCGGATTGCACGCGATCGCTTCAACAAATATGTTGCCCGTTTCCGTACGATATGCAACCGACATCGCGCAATTCTGCCCGTCGTTGCCGTATTTTATGCCGATACATTTCTTCGATTTGCGTTTCGGCACCGTTTCGACCGCAAGATTCTTCCATTCTGCTTCCGAAATTGCGGATTTCTGATTGTATTTAACCCACAACCCCAGACGTTGAATGTTAAAATCGACCACGTCGGTTTTGTCTTCCGCTTTGACCTTACGTTCGTTTAATTGATACCCCATTGCGGGATTTGTTTTGTACCACAATTCAACATCATTGACGTCGGATTGTTGGTCAACCGACCATTCCGCCCAGAACGTGTCCTGCGTTTCGCCGCACATACACGCTTCGCGCAATTGCGGGAAAACGGTTCCCTTCGAAACCGCCGTCGGCGGCGTTCCGCATAGTATAATTTGCGGGTTTGCCGAATCCGACACGACATATTGCAACGTCGCTTGTTGGTCTTCCGTGTATTCCTGCGCTTCGTCGATGATCAAAAGGTCGAAACCTTCGCCCAGACCGCCCGATGACGTTCTTGTTCGAAAATCAACCGTTCCGCCCGTTTCAAGAAATGTTATTCGTTCCAATCCGAATTGTTTCGAATACAAATAACAACCTTCGACGTCTTCGCCTTTTCTTTTTCTGGACAATTCTTTGAACCCCATGTCCTTCATAAGATTTGCAAGACGTAACGCCGCAGAACTTGACGTTGTCGTACGATGCGCCGTATGAAGTATGCGTTCGCCGTTCGTCAACCCGTACAATTCGCGAATCGTTAATATTTCGCCTTTACCGTTCCGTCGTGGCACCGAATAACCGCATTTTGTATGCGTCCATAAATCATCCTTATTGACCGCTAAAATGTCATATATGATGAATTCCTGCCACGGTTGCGCCGTTCGACCCGTCCGTTCGTACGTGTGAATCGCTTCGATGCCTGCCGTCTTCGTATAATCAAGATTGCCCAAACGATAGGTTGGTTCCTGTTCGCCGTAACGCTTTTCGTCCATTATTCTTTTGTCCCCTTATAGGTATATTACGTGAAGTGCCTTTCGGCATTGCCGTTGAATCCGCCTTTCCATTCTTCATTAAGGATTCGCCGCGCTTCATCACGTCCGTATATTTTGCGACGTTGTTCCAATACCGCACGTCGCTTCGTTGAATAAAACACGCCCGTGTTATATAAAACCCGTTCCGTGTCCTTTTCGCCTTTTGATAATGCCGTTATCTGCCCTTTTGCCTTCTTATTCGGGAAATATTCAACACGGCATCGGCAACCGTTGTGTCGTTTATATACGTCTTTCGGTTCCTGCCCGTATTTGAACGTCCCTGCCAAATCTTCGCACCAATCCGTATGTTTCGTATCATGTGACGGGTACGAACCCGACCATGTTCGAACAATTATCGGGTGCATTCCTGCTTCGCCTTGAAAATCTGCATTCGTTCGAACCCAATCATCGACGTTTGACATGACGTTCGTGATCACGGGTTCATTCAACGCCGTTCGAATTGCTTCTTCCGAATCCGCATTTGCGACAATGTCTTGAATGCCTTTTATTTTTTCGGGATTCACGGTCGGAAAAACAGGATTCAATCCGATTCCTGCCGCTTCATTCAAGATTGATTGCACCGATTCGCACGTCAAATTCGACAATGCTATGTTCTGCCGCATGGCATTTCCAACGATGTTGTATGCAAGATCGTTCAAATCAACGCCGTTCAAATCAATTTCCTTGAACACGTCCGCAAGAATCTTCCCGATTTCTTCCGCAAAAATGGACGCGTCCCCATAGGTTGCGCGCCCTTGCCTAATCCGTTTGAAAACCGATTCAACGGTCTTGTTTTTTTCGAATAATTCCGAAAACTTCCGACGTACGGTCTGTTCAAGATCGGTCGGGATTCTATCTGCCATTATTCGCCGTTCCCTTTAATTCCTGTTAAACTGTACAACGTGTTCGCGTCGAAATATTCGGGTATCGCTTGATTGACTTTGATCGCGCCGTCCCCGATCGCGGATAACATCGCGGCGTCTGGTTCAAATATCGGCATCCACGTTGCGGTTGTTCTGTACATTTGATTCCTTGCATATTCGATATTGTCACGCAGACAACACGCAAGAAATCCCGCGTTCAAAAATCCTGTTCCGAATGTCCTTTGCGCCTTCCTTGCGGTCAACCGAAGGTTTTCATGTGCCGCCTTGATCGCTTCTGCCGACGCAGGATTGCCCGTTGCGAATCCCAGATCGTCCAACGTCAACCCCGTTTCGCCGCCGAAATTCGCCGCGTACATTCTTAATTGTTCGATATGTGGCGTCATCGATGACGTCTGGAATTGTCCAACAACGGGTTTGTCGCCGTCTTCGTCTTTATCGATACGAAGCATTGACGAAATCGTCGCCTTCCACTTTTCCATTTGTTCGGCATCGGGATTCATGCCTAAAATGTACTTTTGCGGGAATGAATAAAATTCCGACGTAATTTCCCCACGGGTCAATGTGAACCTTGCCTTGTCAACAAGATTCATACAAGCGCGGGAAATTCTGGAATGTCCGAACGGTCGAACCGAATCGGGACGATATATTATCGGGACAAGTAATGCAAACGGTGCCTTGTTCGTGTACGTTTCCGTCACAACCCCGCGATTCTTTACCGTGATAATATCTGTTCGTCCTGCCGTGAAATATGCTTCCGTCACGGGAAGATCGAATTCGTCACGTTCTAAAACGGCGTAACCTTCCTTCAACATGTTCGTTATCGGGTCAATGATTCCCGTTGCATTCGCGCCGTCGATAACCTGCATTCTGGGGAATCCGTCTTCATCCGCCGAAATGTATATGAAATCACACGCAGAAATCAACGCGCCTATGATCGCAGAATCAAAAAGGATGTCGGGGTTGTTCAATTGATAGATTTCCCACATGTTGAAATCATCATTCTTGAACCCGTCAAAAATAAGACGGTCCGCCAATGAATCAACCGCCTTTGCGCACCAACCCAATATTGAACGATACCGTTCTTTCAAATCAGAAGGTATGATCACGCCTGCATCGACATTCGTGTTCTTCATTTCATAATATCTGTACCGAAGAAGAACCCGATCGCGTTTGATTCCTAATTTTGCCCGAAGGTATTCAATGCCTTTGTAATTATCCATTTGATTTCCTTATTCTTATGTTATGCCGTACCCATAAAACCCGCATTTGTGCGAAATATATTCCCAT